CACCAGCACAACCGATGCAAGCTAACACAGATGCACCGGCTGCACCAGTTCAACCACCACAACAAAATACAGGGTTATGGAACTTTGAAAATTTAAATAATACTGGTATTGGTAATGGTGTACCGCAAACGTATCAAGAAATGATGCAACAACGGGCAAACGCACCTTTTCATGGGGCGCCCAATTCGGCCGTAAATGGTAACGCCGAAGCGGATAAAGCGCCGGGGCAATATTCCATACCAGATAAAGCAAGCGTAACAAGCGAAGCACGCAAACGACTAGGGGCGAATACTCTCGCCCTTGTCAAAGCTGGTTTTGATTTTAAAACGGCGCAAAGCCTAGCCAGCGAACAATATCAGACCGATATTAACAATATGTATACGCAACAAGTCAACGAATATCAAGAAAAAGTACTTGAACCGATGCGACAACAAATCTTAAACAATCTTGTATTTACACAAGATAAAGACGGCAATCAGGTTGTAGATACCTATAACACGAAACGGGTTAAAGGTTTGGCACCGGCCGTTGCCAGATATAACTATCTAGCCGGAAAAATCGGTGCTAATACGATTGATATGAATAACTTGAATTCTATTGCGGCTCTTGATAAACCGGATTATAAATTCGCATCCGCTCAAAACGGCCATATTGTACGGTACAACATGGGCGACGGCACTATCCAAGATATGGGCGGTTATGGCAAAGTTGAAGCTAAACAATTTGCTAATGGCCAAGTATTCGTAATGACACCAGACGGTCAAATGAAGAACATCGGTAACTTTGGTGCTAAGAATATTAAAGTAATGCCGGACGGTAAAACATATATTGTTGGCACAGACGGCACAATGAAATATGTAGGTACTCACGTAAAACCACCTACCGCAACACAAACAGGCACAAGTGGATATAATGCACAAGTATTGCGTACGCTATCCGCACAACATACGGCATGGGTGAAAGCTAATCCAGATAAGGACGAAACCGAAAGTCCTTATTATGGTAAATTACAAGGTGCGTTAAACGGTACGCCAACGGCTGGCGGTGGTGGAACGCCTACAGTAAAACGGCAACCTACCTATTCAGCCGAGGAACAAGCGGCGGTTTCCAAGCGAATGAACGAACTATCAGCGCAAGGCTGGAGTGATGATCAGATAGCAGCGGAACTTGATGCGGCCGGTTATGGAAATTATAAATCGTGGTTAAAGTCTTATTAAGAATAAAGGGGTAGACTATGGGTGCATTTGATGATATTACAAGTCGTTATGGTAGTAATGCTAATAGCGGCAACGCTTTTGAAGATATAACAACCGAATACGGCTATGATGCGGATAATGTACCTAAGCCTACATTATGGGACGGCATTAAGAATAATGCGGAATGGGTAGCAAATGGCGTAGAAGATAAAGCATCTAGGGCGGCTAATCAAATAAGCACTACTGCTGGTAATATGAAAAATACCGTTGTTAATTGGTGGGATAACGCGAATGCTGCCGTAAGTGCTGCAAATGATGCGCATCGTGCATCTATCAGTAATTCGGTAGATGCGTACCGTAGGGGTGAAATTGATGCGACTGAACTAGATGAGGACGGCATGAACGATAATTATAAGACCGCTGATTATGATGCAAAATCAGCAGCGGCATATAATGCAATCGTTGGACGTCCGGCTGGCTATTTGGCAATTACTCCGTATGTACACCCTTATGTAAGGGCCGCGGCTGGCATATTGGCAGCACCTACAATCATTGGTGATGCACAAGATATGTATTCGCAGAATTCTAGCGATTACGCAGAAGGTAATACGGAAAATATTATTGCAGATAGTCCAGCACTAACTACGGCAAAAGGTTTTCTTGTCGATCCAATAGCCAACCCTATTGGACGTGCTATTGATAGTCCGGGTGAATTCGCACAAAATATCGTTGATAATCCTTTTAATGTATGGGACGATGTATTCTTACCAGCTGGCATGATACATGGGGTTACACCTAAAAGAGTATCTGGAGCAATCGGCGAACGTGTGGGGCGTGTTAGTGAACATATCAAAGAAAAAGCAACTAATGCATTTGAGGATATTGGGGAACGATTTACCAAAAATGAACCTAAATTCGAGGAAGGTGTTATGTATAACGCCTTTGATGATATCCCAGTACCGGAAGAGGTGAACGCAGTAGAACCGCGCGAATATTCCGAAGGCGGTTTAAATGGACAACCTATGGAAGGCGAAACAGGGAATATACAAGCGGACGTTTACAACCGATACAGAATGAATGGATTAAGCGACGTTGAAGCGGCCGGCATGACTGGCAATATTGGCGCTGAAAGTAGTTTTAGTACGACGGTAACAAGTGGCGACGGTTACGGATCCCGTGGGTTGGTTCAATTTACTGGTGATAGACTTAACGGCGAAAATGGTTTATTAAAATTTGCCGAAAATCGTGGGTTAGATCCGTGGGACTGGAGAACACAGGTCGATTTCAGCGTATGGGAATTGCATAACACCGAAAGCGCCGCATTAAAAGAAATGCGTGCTAGACCAGATGCAACACCGGCGGAAATGGCAAAAATCATTCGTGAATATTACGAAAGACCAGACCCAGCAGTTGCACGTGATAATGTTCGTGCGGAAATTGCGGAAGATACATTTAAAGGCAATTATGGGAGATATGAAAATGGGCCACGTGATACATCATTTAAAGATAGTAGCCTAGACCCTAACAGAGTATCACATGAAGAACCATTTAGAGATGAGTTCATAGAACGTGATGCAGTAAAAGGAGAAGAACCGCACACAAATTTAAACAGTTTCGTTGAAAATACCGAAAAGAAATCGGTTAAAAACGATGATTTAGGTATAAACTATCAAGGCGAAGGTGAAACGGCTCGTACAGGCGAAATAAACGAATTTAAGCCAGAAAACCGCATGAATACTGAATTTGTAGAGGGTGAAAAGCCTAGAATTCAAGAAAATGCGATTGAAAACGATGCAAATAGTAAGTTTAGGTACGAAGAAGATGCGCCAAACGTAAGTTTGAAAAATGCTATTAATGAATTGCCATTGAAAGCACGCGAAACAATCGTAAATGAATTGAAAGACGTTGTAAATCATGATGCATCTGAAACAAGATTTGCAGAATTAGAAAATAAAGTTAATTCTAATACCGAAATTTTAAAAGACTTGAACCGGGCAACAAAACCAGATATTCCGAAAACTGAACTTGATGCGGTTAAGGTTCGATTATCTGAAAGCCTAGATGTACCGGTTGAAAGTTTGAACCATGAATATATGGAAACGGTTCGCCGTGATCGTGCTGCTGAATTAATCACCGATACGCAAGAACTTAAAACGTTACAAGCGGAATCGGTAGAAGGCGGCGTGAGCAAATACGCACAACAACCAAGCCGGCTTTTAGACAATGCAACACATGAGCAAGTACACAATGCAGTTGTAAAAGCCTTTGACGGTAACGAAGCTATGGCAAATCGTTATTTGGAAAGTAAAGGCGTTAGACCTACAGAACCATTACAATATAGCGTAAAGGGCAAGGAAACACCACATACGGAACAAAGTGAAGGCGTTGAACGTATGGGGCGTGCCGTTAGTCGTCGTGAAATTATTGATAGTATCAATAACCTATTCAATCAGCGCATAAAAACAGGGAGATTGGGAACTAAAAACGCTAAGGGTTGGTATAATCCTAATAGCGATGTAATCCGTACGGGGGTATATGGTGATATCCCTACAATGATGCATGAGTTAGGTCATTACATTGATAACCATAATGGATTTAGCAGTATTCCTAAGTTTGATGCTGAATTGTTAGGTCAAGTCAAAAAGCGGTTTGGTACTAGCTATGATAATTTAGATGTAGCTGGTAAGCGTAAAGAGGGATACGCAGAATTCTTTAAAGATTATGTATCAGACAGAGCAAAAGCCAAACAGGACTTTCCGGTGTTTTATAAACACTTCAAAGAAACTATAGAACGTGATAAGGCTTTAAATGGTATTGTTAATAAATTATCTAAACTAACTCATGAATGGCATAAACAGTCTAGTGCAGACCGTATCAAAGGTTCTATTTCCTTTGAACGAACCTCTAAAGCTGAACGTATCATTACGGATGCTAAAGATGGAAATATTAAAGATACCATTAAACGTGTAGCGAGTGATGTCTATACAAAAGCTATTGATGAACTCAATCCATTACGTGAAATGGTTGAGGAAGTGGAACATATCACAGGTGAAAAAATAGCATTTAAAGATAATCCGTTTATGCAAGCGTGGTTGTCTCGTGGTTGGGTAGGCAAAGCAGAAGAATTTATTAAGCGTGGGAGACCTGAAAAGGGCGTTCGTTCGTTTGAGGATATTATTAAGGATATACCTCAAAAAGAACATAAAGATTTTAGCGCCTACCTTGTAGCGCTGCATGATTTAGACCTACACCGTAACGGACAAATGGCTACATTTACATTGAAAGAGGATTTAGCAGCCGTTAAGCAGTATGAAAAAAATCCTACATTCAAAAGTGCCGCTAAAGATATTCACCGTTTTCAAGATTATATACTTGCTGAACTCGTGAATAATGGGATATTAAAACTGGAAACATATCATTTATTGAGAAATAAATATCCTAATTATGTTCCGTTTTTCCGTGATTTCTCAGCAGAGAGTATGGATGGGTTCTTTTCTAGTTCTAAAGGGTTTGTTAATGTAGCTAATCCTATTAAGCGGTTCAAAGGCAGTACACGTGATATTATTGATCCATTAGAAAGCATTGTAAAAAATACATACCAATTCTACAATGCAATCGAGCGAAATCACGTGGGCGTTACCTTTGCCAAGTTAGCAAAGAAACCGGGCGTAGGAACCATTGTCGAAGAGGTAAGAGGTAATAGACCAGCAAAATCTACAGACAATACATTTTCTGTTTGGGTTAAAGGAAAAAAAGTTGTATATGAAACAACTCCGGAATTAGCACAAACAATGAAAATGATGAATAAGGATACAAGCAATTTTATAACAAAAATATTGCAGTATCCGGCTAGTTGGTTACGTGCTGGTTCTACTGTTACTGCTGGCTTTGCTATCACAAACGCTTTGCGTGATACCATTTCGGCCGGTGTATTCTCTAAACATGGTTTTTTGCCTGTAGTTGATACATTTAGAGGGTTAGCACATTTCTTAAAGAAAGACCAGTTATATTGGGATTACGTAAAAAGTGGTGGCGCTCACACTGCTATGGTAAGCCTTGATAGAGACTATTTGAGCGGACATTTAAGAGAATTATTTTCTCGTAAGTCCACATTGTCAAAAGTCGCAAGAAATCCTATGGAAGTGTTGCGTGCTATATCCGAAGCGACGGAAGTGGCTACCCGTTTAGGTGAATTTAGCAATGCTAGAAAAGGGTATACAGGGTTATACAGTCGTTTAACAAAGACCAATTTAAAACCTAAAACGCTAGGCGAAGCATCTATCGCAAGCCGTGATATTACGATCGATTTCAGCCGTACCGGTACACATACAAAATCATGGAATAAGATAGTTGCATTTTTTAATGCAACTATCCAAGGTGGCGACAAATTAGTACGTGCATGGCGTGATGATCCGAAAGGTATGACGATTAAATCTACTTTGTTTATCACCTTACCTACAATTGCATTATGGTATTTGAATAAAGATAATTCAGCGTATCAAGAGTTGCCACAATGGGAAAAGGATACATTCTTCCATATTCCAGCTGGTAATAAATTTATAAAAATACCTAAGCCGTTTGAATTAGGGTTGTTATACGGCACTACATTTGAACGTATGTTACAGTATTTTGATGATAAATCAACAGGCAGAACCGGAGTCGGTTTTAAAGGTTTAGGCGACAGAACGATTGATACACTATTGCCTGATGTATTGCCTACGGCTTTGTCTCCGATTTGGGAATGGTGGAATAATTACTCTAAATTCAGACAAAGAAACATTGTACCTCAATCTCAAGAAAAACTACCGGATAAACTACAGTACGGATCTAATACATCTATGGTGGCTCGTAAAGTTGGCGACACATTCAACGTATCACCGTATAAAGTGGATAATACAATTATGGGTTATGGTGGTAACCTTGCTCGATTAGGCTTAGACATAACGGATGCTATTGGTGGTGCGAATGAAAAACGCCCTACTAAAGGTGTAACAGAGCTACCGGAAATACGCCGTTTCTTTGCTAAACCATATCAAAGTAGTGATAGCGTGCAACGTGTCTATGATGATTTTAAGGAGCAAGAAAAACTTCATAATGAACTAAAACTTACAGGGCAGAGACCGGAAGGCTATGACCCTAAGTTATACAATAAACTGAAAAATGCACAAAATTCATTTAAGGCTATTAATAAAGCATCGAAGAAAATTATTGATAGCGAAACCATGTCTAGCGATACAAAGAGAGAAAAGTTAGACAAACTAAATATTCAAAAAGCCAATGTAGCAAGGGGGGTATATGGCTTAGGGATTATAAAGGAGTAATAATGCAAATAGTGTTAGATTTCTTAATCGATAGTTGGAATTCTCTTACAACTAGCTTTATCTTAAAAACAATATTAAGCAGCGTTGCTGCGTTGGCTATATGGGTGATTGGTTTAAAACACGTTCAAATATTGGGCGTGTTTATTTTATTGGTATTCGTTGATTTACTCACAAAATGGGCGAGCATCGCATATAAAATGTTGGTTGATGAATTCGGATATGATCCGGAGAAAATCGCCACGTGGGAAAAATATCGGGCCATACCGATTGCATTTGAAAAAAAGCTTATAGCATCTAAATATATGCGAAAAGGGTTCATAGGTAAGGTAATGACATATGTGGCGGCTACAATAGCCGCTATTTTATTTGACGAGATGAGTGGGCAAAAACAGTTCGCCGTATCGTTGGTATGGTTATATTTAGGCTCGTCCGAATTTCTATCCATTCTTGAAAATCTAAGAGACGGCGGCAACGTATCTATGGGTAAATTCCTAGACTTAATCCGAACTAAAATTGAAAACAAAGTTAAATTATGAGGTGAAACATGAGGGGTATTGATGTAAGCGAAAATAACGGTGTAGTGGATTGGGGGGCGGTCAAGGCTAATGGCTTTGACTTCGCTATTATCCGCATCGGTTATGGCCGAGGTAATTTAGATAGTGAGTTCTATAACAATATCAATGGTGCAATTAATGCCGGATTAGCGATTGGTGTATACCATTATTCCTACGCTATGAACGAGGAACACGCAGCAAGTGAAGCGGAATTTGTAATCAATACGCTCAATGATGCTGGTTTAACTGTGGATAAGTTACCTATGGGCGTATGGTTCGACATGGAAGATGCGGACGATTACAAAGCAGATCGTGGCATGCCAACAGGCCAACAATTAACAAATATTTGCAGCGTGTTCATCAATAAATTATGGCAAGCCGGATACGGAAACACCGGCTTATACGCTAGTTATGACTGGTTAGTAAATGTATTAGACGTTAGTCAATTAGGTGGTTGCGCTATCTGGTGCGCACAACTTAATAGCCAATGTGATTATGACGGTGCTAATCTATGGCAATATACATTTACCGAAAACATTGAAGGCAAAGAATTTGATGCTGATTTGGTATTGAACTGGCCTATTTAGGAGGTATTTATGGATACTATCATTCAACTATTAAGGCGATATGCACCAGTTATCACCGTGGCACTACTTATGTTATTGGTGGTAGTGGCCGGCTTATTTGCTTATAACGTGATGCATACTAAGAAACTACAAGAACCGGTTATTATCAATCAGACAACGGCGAAGAACCCTAATAAATTAGGGGAAGCGCTTAACGTATCGCCAAAAGTAGCGAAGGAAGTTATTGCGTATAAGGAAACAGCGCAGCCGGTAGTAACATATTATACGCAAGCGCCAACGCTACATGATGCGGCAGTAGTTACGAAAAACGCTATTAAGGATAAATCTCCGAATATTCCACCGGAAGCTATTGAAAAAAGCGATAGAACCGCAGTTGTTGAAAATACCGATGAACAAAAGGTTGATGTGTATAAAATCAACCTTAATAAAGTACATCGTATTATGGGTGGCGTTACTGTAATGGAGACAGGGAAGGTATACGAAACAATCGGTTATCAAGCTGGCGACTTTCAAAGCCTAGCACATTTTGAAGGTAAGCATTTCAAAGGGGCCAGTGCTTTATATACATTTGCGAAATGGTAGGTGATCCAATTATCTCCGCGCCGTGCGGTTCACGGCACACCGTTTTTAATTAAAAGGAGTAAACTATATGAAAACATTTACATTTGAAGGCAAAGTTCATGAATTC